GCCGAGCCGTACGCCTCCACCGTGGCCGAGTCGTACGCCCGCACCGTGGCCGAGCCGTACGCCTCCACCGTGGCCGAGCCGGACGCCTCCACCGTGGCCGAGTCGTACGCCCGCACCGTGGCCGAGCCGGACGCCCGCACCGTGGCCGAGCCGGACGCGATCGCTGGTAGGTCCGTCACCTCGTGCGCGCCGGACGTGTAGATCCGGAGCGCGGCCAGCTCGTCGACCGTCGCCTCGCGCAGGAGCCGCGCGCCACGGCACACGATTTTCCGATCCGTCTCATCGTCACAGGACCCGATCGCGCCCTCGGCCTCTGCCAGGTACACGCGGCACCCCGGCCGCCACCAGCGCGCAGGGTCGTCGGTGAGGTGGATCCCCCAGCGGTACTTGACCAGCTCGCCCTCGACGCGATGCCAGTCACCCGTCGTGTCGCCCTGCGGGAGCGACCATGCCAGGTCGCCGCCGTGGATGCTGGCGCCGTCGGCGCTCACCGTCTTGTAGAGGGTCATGGCGCGACCCCAGCGGCGGAGAGGGCGGCGCGGGCGCGCTCGATCACCACGGTCGGCAATACAGCGCCGACCATCTCCGTGACTCCGCACGCGCCGTTCGTGTAGTCGACCTGATCGAGTATGAGCCGCAGCGCCTCGACGAGCCCCGGCCCCGCCGCCATCACCCGGGCCAGCTCGAGCACCTGCTCCGGGGTGTAGTCGGGCGGGCCGTAGATCTGGGCGTGGATGTGGCCGTACTCGTCGATGATGTTGCTCACATTCGACAGCGGGGTGGTTGCGTGGAGGGTGGTCACGCGGCGCTCGCTTCCGGCGCCGACTGGATCGCGCGCTCCGTTGAGAGGTACCGGCCCCAGAGCCGCGCGTCCGCGTCCAGGTAGTCACTCCACCCGATGGCGCGCGGCAGGTTCGTGGAGGCGGCCCGGTACTCGCTCCACGCTGAGTCGATGAGGGTCCGCTTCTCCTGCTTCGTCAGCCTATCCATGCTCTCCCTCCCCTGCGTCCGGTGCTGCGTCCGTGTCTCGGGCCGTTTCCCGTCCCGGTGCGTGCCGGGGTTGCTCGGGGTCGGTGCCGGGCGCTGCATGACTGGAGTTATAGTCCAGTCCGAACTGGATTGCAAATCCAGTCGCTAGGCGCGCAAGACCCCTAGCGAGAGCGCGCGGTTACGCGCACGGATGGGATGGGGGCGGACTGCGAAACGGGGGTGCTACGCGGGCTCGCTGGCGGCTAGCAGCAGTGCGGAGGCCCTACGAAGCGGGAGTCGAGCGGCGCCAGGGTCTCTTGCGTCCGCCGCGCGCGAGGCCTGCAGCAGCAGCGGCCCTACCTGCGCCAGAACCTCAATGATTTCAGCGCGCGTCAGCCTCTTGGTGCCGGACTCAGGGCTCACATGCATGCCGCACGGTACCCGCGCGGGCAGTGCGCCGCAATGGGCTAGCGCCGTTGTGCCGCGAACAAGGGACTACCGGAGGGACTGGTCGCGCAAGAGGCGCTCCACGAGCAGAGCTTCGCCCCATTCCAGAAACGGGAACAGGTACGGGGCCTCCAGGCGCTCACAGATACGGTTGAGCTCCTCCAGGTAGAACGGGGCGTCGCCGCGCTCTTTCTTGTAGAGCGCTTCCGCGCCGATGTGCACCAGCGGCGCGAACGCCTCCGTGCTCAGCCGGGTCTTGGTTCGGCGCGCCTTCCGGATGCGCGCGCCGATCTCCTTGTCATCGTAGCGCTTTGGCGGCTTCACGGTGCCGGGAAGCATAGTCGCGCGCCGCCTCCGTCCACTGTACTTGTGCGACATGAGTGACTGGAATATAGTTCCAGTCCGATGAAGGACACCCGAAACGACAAGAAGCGCATCCGAAGGAGCGTTGGAGCGGCGATCGAGAGCCGCCGAGAGGCGTGTGGAATCGGCGTCGATGCCCTCGCTAAGGCCTCCAAGGTCGACACCTCGCAGATGGTCAAAATCCTGCGGGGGCGTAGCGGGGTGAGCCTGTACTCGCTGCCGCGCATCGCCGAAGCGCTGGGGTGCACCCCTTCCGAGTTGCTTGCCGCGGCGTTTCCGGGCGCGGCGAAGGCGGCCTGACCTCATGCCCTCCAGCATGCAGCCTCCGTCTCGCGTCCGCCTCGCCTCCCCGGGTAGCACCCCCTCCACCCTGTGTGATGACCCGCTCCATGACCTAGGGAGGCGACCCGCGGGTCCACGTGACGCCCCACGACCCGGGGACAAGGTGGGGGCGTGGAAGCTGGGGGTGGGCTGGGCTGGCGCGTGCGTGGACTGCGGCGAGCGCATCGAGCGCGCGGCGCTACGGTGGACCACTCAGAGTGGTAGGGGGACGGTCCGACTCCATCCGGTGTGCTTTACTCGCCGTCAACTGAGGACCCCGTGACCAGGGCCGCCGGCCACCCTGCGGGCGCTACGGCAGCTGCGCCCGCCCTCCTTGCAGTTCGCGCCCTCCGAACTGTCGATGGCCGGCAGGGGGCACTATCTGTCGGGGCGTCGTCCAGCGGCAGGACCGTGGCCCTTGAAGCCAGCGACGCCGGTTCGATTCCGGCCGCCCCATCCATCACGCGCGGGTCGTCCAATGGCAGGACGGCAGATTCTGACTCTGCTGACGCTGGTTCGACCCCAGCCCCGCGTGCCACTTCCCCACGACCGAGCGAGGTCCACGGAGAGCAGAGAGCCCGCCCCAGTGTAGACGGGGCGGGCGCCGTACTCACCCCGTAGCCGCACCGGAGGGGGACCATGCAGACCACGCCGAAGCCCGCAGAGAAGCGTCACGAGAACGCTGTCCGGGTCGCGCGCCGGCTTGTGAAACTGGCGAAGGCTGAGCGCGACCTCCGAGTCCAGGTGGAGATGCAGCGCCTGCGGATCGAGACGCTCACCGACGAGAACGAGCGCCTGCGCCAGACGGTCACAATGGCGATGGCGAAGATATACCAACCGGAGATCGACTTCGCCGACATGCCGGGCGACCTGGAGGTTGGTGAGTTCGCCGACCTCGCGGGAGAGCTCGGCCTCCGCGTCCGTCCACGCGTTGAGTAGGAGGAGGGGGACCGCATGCAGACCACGCCGCTCGCCCGCATCGCCACGGCCCGCGTCAGGCCGCACTACCCCACGGTGAGAGGTGAGCACGACGCCGCCCCCGCGCAACGCCCCTCGCTGGCCGAGCAGTGCGCTCTGCTCGCCCTCGAGTACGCGCGCATCTCGGGGCGGCCGGTGTGCCCGGGAGTGGCGGAGTTCCTGGCTGGCGAGGGGGTGCGGTCGTGATCGTCACTATCACCGTGGCCGTCCGGAAAGTGAACGGCGTGTACCACTCGCAAGCCGTGGTCCCTCTGTGCCGTTGTTCTATCTATGTGCCCGCGGAAGGCCGTTCCGACTGCAAGGCGGCTGAGGCAGCGGCGCGCGCGGCCATGGCCGTCATCCTCGCGGAGCTGTCCCTGGGGCGGCTCGCGTGGGTCGAGTACGAGACGATCACGTTCCGGCGGCCGGAGATCGGGGGGCGGGGGTGAGAGCCACGGCGGAATGGCTCGCCGCGCTCAAGCCCGGCGACGAGGTGGCGGTCAGGATGGGTGGTTTCACGCGGGGATGGGTTGTCCGCGTAGTGGAGAGGCGGACCGCGACGCAAATCCTCTGCGTGTACCAGGATGGGACCGCCCCCGTCCGCTACCGAGCCGACAACGGTCGCAGCGTCGGCGGCGGGCGCAGCCATCACCGCATCGAGCCGCTGACGGAGGAGATCCGCGCGGAGCTCCGGCGTGAACGCGACCTGTCCCGGCTGCGCTACGTGAGGTGGGACGAGATGCCGGACGCGACGCTGCGCGCGGTGTGTGAGGCGCTGGATGCCACCCTGGGGGCGCCTCGATGAACCGCCGCCAGACCCGCAACGCTGCTCGGGCCCGCACCGCCGAGCGGCGCCGAACCGCATCACCCAACGTAGCACAACCCGAGGAGTACACCCATGGCGAAGCTGGAGAAGCTCAAGGAGCGGCTGGCGAAGGCGCAGCAGAAGCTCGAGGTGGCAGCGAAGGAGGAGCAGTCACTGGCTGTGGAGGTGGACAAGGCGCAACGAGCGCTCGACAAGATCGGATCGAAGCTGGGCAGGGCGGAGGAGCGCGCGAGCGCGGCGGAGGAGAGGCTGCGGGACGCACAGGCGGCGCTGGACGACAGCACCGCGCAGCCGTAGCGAGCGAGCCCGAGACCCCGGCCGGCGCGCTGCTGGCGCTGGCCGGGGAGATGTGCGGAGGGAGGGGACGATGACGCGCCGCAAAGAGACGATGCCGACCCGGACGCTCACGCGGGCCGAAGTAACCGTGATCGAACAAGGGCTTGCCATCCTAATCCACCGGACTGTGGCGTTCCTCGGGCAACCGTGGAAGTCCCCCGCGGAGATCGCCGGCCACCGGCTCATCCTCGACGCCGCCACATCCGCGCTCAGGAAGATGCGAGGCGCGCCATGACCCCGCTCGCGTTCGTTCTCTTCCTCGCCGTCGGATCGGTCGCACTGCTCGCCGCGTTCGCACTGACGCACGACGTCGGCTGTACGTGCTCCCGGTGCAGGAGCCGGCCATGACCCCCCCTCGCCGCCGTCCTCCTCCTCCTCTCAGCCCTGACCTGGCTCGCCGGTCTCCTGGCAGTGCCGGCAGGCGGACCGCGCCATCTCCGCCCTCTGGGCCGCCCGCAAGGCCAACCAAGAGCAGCTCGTCGCGCTCGAACGGGCGAGGGTTGCCGCTCACGACGCGATGCTGATGGCCCGGCAGCGGTACGGGATCGACTGGGTGGAGGGGAGGTGGGACGCATGACCCCCCTCCTCCTCATCGCCCTGCTGTGCGCGGGGCGTAACGCAGCAATCACAGCGGAGGCAACGTGGAGCAGAAGCCCAGCGTTGGACGGATCGTCCACTACAAGCTCACGGCGATCGACGCCGGCAGAATCGAGTACGACCGCGAGCTCAGAGGGAGCAGCCCCGTCGCCGTCGGAACCCTCCCTGTCCGCGCCGGAAACCCAGTTCGAGAGGGGGTCGTCGTCCCGCTCATCATCGTCTGCGTCTGGCCCAACGAGTTCGGAGCCGGCAAGCCGGGCGTCAACGGACAGGCCTTCCTCGACGGTAACGACAGCCTCTGGATCACCTCCGCCGGCGAGGGCACCGAACCCGGCCAGTGGTCCTGGCCTCCGCGCGTCTGACCCGTGCCGCCCGGCGCGGGGCGAGGCAACACCGGCGGCGAGCGCGCCTGTCGCGCCGGAATCCAAACCGATCTGCGTTCCCCAGAACGCGGACTGTGAGTTTCCAGATGGCCCGTAAGCCCCGCCGCGACTGCCGCCTCTACGACGCCGATGGCCATGAGGTGCTCGTCACCCTCACGTGCACGCGCTGTCGCGCCGTTCGCCCACTGTCACAGTTCGGACTCCGGCGGATGGGGAACGGGCAGATCCGGTCGGTGCCGTGGTGCCGGAAGTGCCGCTCAAGGTCGACCGGGGCCCGCGGGCGACAGAGGCTGCTGCCGCTGGTCATGCCGGCGGTGACACCATGACCTGGGAGGTGCGCCAGGGCGATTGCGTGGCCGTGCTCCGAGAGCTGCCGGACGCTTCGGTCGATTCGTGTGTGACGGACCCGCCGTACGGCCTCGAGTTCATGGGCGCGGACTGGGACGGCTCCGATGGCTTCCGGCGCAGCCTGAATGTAGCGGACGCGGGACGGGACAACGCCTTCGGGCGAGCGTCGCGGACCTCGCCTGAGTACCGGGCCGGGCACCTCTTCCAGGACTGGTGTGAAGTCTGGGCGCGTGAGGTGCTCCGGGTGCTCCGCCCGGGCGGGCACCTCCTCGCCGCAGGAGGAACACGGACCTATCACCGGATGGTCTGCGCCATCGAGGACGCCGGGTTCGAGATCCGGGACTCGCTGCACTGGGTGTACGGGTCTGGATTCCCGAAGTCGCTCGACGTGAGCAAGGCGATCCAAGAGGCGACGCACAGAACCGGATCGTGGCGTGGCTGGGGCACGGCCCTGAAGCCGTCCCACGAACCGATCGTCCTCGCCCGCAAGCCGCTCCAAGGCACGGTGGCGGCGAACGTGATCGCGCACGGGACGGGCGGGATCAACGTCGAGGGGTGCAGGGTGGGTTGGGGAGGGGAGGCCGACAAGGCGAGCGGACGCCCAGCCTCCTTCGCGAAAGCACATGATGGATTCAACGGAGAAGCGTTCAAGATCGCGGACCGCTCGCACCGGAACCCAGTAGCGGAGCAGCCTGCCGCCGGCCGTTGGCCCCCGAACCTCCTCCTGACGCACGCGCCGGACTGTGGCGAGACCTGCGCCCCCGGCTGCCCGGTGGCCGAGCTCGACAGGCAGAGCGGGGCGCTGACGAGCGGGGAGCGTCACGGGCCGTCATCCGCGGACGCTGGGCGGCTCTTCGGGCTCCACGGCGGCCCGTGCCCTGGCGACTCCGGCGGTGCCTCCCGCTTCTTCCCGGTCTTCCGTTACTGCGCCAAGCCCTCCCGGGCGGAACGCGACGCGGGGCTCGAGGACGTGCTGCCGACGACCGGGGGCGAGGCGACCGAGCGCGCCGATGACAGCGCCGGCACCCAATCCCCGCGCTCGGGAGCTGGGCGGAACGGTGGGGCGCGGAACTTCCACCCCACCGTGAAACCGATCCGGCTCATGGAGTGGCTCGTGCGGCTCGTGACGCCGCCGGGCGGTCTGGTCGTCGACCCGTTCACCGGGAGCGGCACGACCGGATGCGCCGCCGTGCGCCAGGGGTTCGATTTCCTCGGCGTCGAGCGCGAGGAACCGTTTGTCCAGCTCGCCGTCCGGCGTATCGGGCTCGCCGCGGGCGCACCCAGGGCTAGGCGACTCGGCGATCTTGTCCGCCTGAAACCGGCACCGTCCGTGCCGCAACTGGCGCTCTTCGATTCACCCGCAGTAGTCCCCACCACCCCCTCCGGCTCAACCGCCCCGGCGCTCGGCCGCGACGGCGGCCCGGAGGGGGTGGCGTGTATCCCGGTGACCCCATGACCCGTCCCCGCACCGAACCGCTCGCCCCCGCCCGCATCCGCATCGTCCACCTGCCCGCGCCGGACGGTCGCGCGCTCTGCGGGTCGCGGGTGCCGGGGCATGAGATTTCCGCTGTGGCGCAGCCTCGGGATCGGTGCCTGACTTGCGCGCGGCTGGGGGAGGGGACGTGCAGACCCTGAGACCATACCAATCCCGAGCCCTCGACGGATGCCGCGCCAGCATCGCCGCGGGGCGCAAGCGCGTGATCCTTGTGGCTCCTACAGGCTCAGGCAAGACGACGATCGCCGCGGCGATCATCCACGCCGCCGCGGCCAAAGGGAAGCGCGTGCTCTTCCTCGCCCACCGCAAGGAACTCATCGACCAGGCCATCACGCGCCTCGCTGAGCACGACATCGCCGCCGGCATCATTATGGCCGGCCGCCAGCCATTTCCGCACCGTGCCGTCCAAGTCGCGAGCGTGCAGACCCTCGCGCGGCGTGAGGTGCCTCCGTCCGATCTCGTCATCGTCGATGAGTGCCACCACGCGCGCGCGAAGTCCTACCAGCGCGCGATCGGAGCGGCTCCCGTCACGCTCGGCCTCACGGCCACGCCGTGGCGGACCGACGGCCGCGGGCTCGGGGAACTATTCGAAGGCGTCGTGGTGGCGGCCCGACCCGCCGAGCTCATCACGGACGGCTATCTCTGCCCTGTGACGGGCTTCGCCTACGACGCGCCCGACCTCTCCGGCGTGAAGACGGCCGCGGGCGACTACGAGGAAGGGGGCGCAGCGGCCGTGATGGCGTACGTTGGGGGCAACGTCGTCCAGAGGTGGATCGACTTCCGCCCGGGCCGATCGGTCCTCTTTGCCTGCACTATCGAGCACAGCCGGCAGATGGTCGAGCGCTTCCGCGACGCGGGAGTCATAGCCGAGCACCTCGACGGCACCACCCCAATCGCAGAGCGCGCAGCGATCCTCTCCCGGCTCGCGTCTGGGGCCACAGAGGTGGTCTGCAACGTAGGCGTGCTCACTGAGGGGTGGGACCTACCCTCGCTGCGGTGCGTGATTCTCGCGCGCCCCACGAAGTCGCTGGGGCTCTACATCCAGATGGCGGGGCGCGGGCTCCGACCCGCCGACGGCAAGGCCTGTGCTCGCATCCACGACCACGCCGGCAACGCGCTCCGCCACGGCCCGGTCGACCTCGACCGGAACTACTCACTCGACAAGGACACGTCACGCGGCGAGAAGGCCCCCGCTACCAAGACCTGCCCCAAGTGCTTCGCGATCTTCTCGCCTGGGCCGAAGGAGTGCCCCGCGTGCGGCGCAGATCTGCGGCCTGAGCCTGGGACGGCGCGCGCGATCAATGAGGTCGAGGGCGTGGAGGTCTCACTCGATGAAGTGCGGCGGCGGTATGTGCCGGGAGGGGAGGCGCTCCCGGTGTACCGGCAGCTCGTCGCGGAGGCTGCCGCCCGCGGGTGGAAGCCAGGGTGGGCATCGGTCGAGTTCCAACGCAGGTACGGATTCTGGCCGCGCAAGGAGTGGCGCGCGGCGGAAGTCGCGCCCGTGGACGACGTGGCGCGCGTCCTCGCTGCCGCCCGCCGGGCCGGCGAGGCCGCATGAGCGAGACCATCCTCATGCAGAGCATCCTCCTCGCCCTGGGGTGCCGTCCAGACTGTCGCGTGTGGCGCCAAAACACCGGGCGTCTCCCCGACCCGCGCACCGGCCGCTGGATCTCGTTCGGCCTGAAGGGCTCCGCCGACATCCTCGGGATCCTCCGCGGCGGCCGGTTCCTCGCCATTGAGACCAAGACACCCACGGGCCGCCTGCGGCCAGAACAGGTGGCATTCCGCGACATGGTGACCTCTCTCGGTGGGCTCTATGTGGTGGCGCGGTCGGTCGAGGACGCCGTGCTGGCCGTGGAGGGCGCATGTTGCAGGTAACCCTCGGCGCGGGTCTGCGCAACCCCCAGGGTCTCGCGGTCCAGCTCAATGGCGATCCGGTCAACGAGCTCGCTCGCATCCTCGGGGAGCGCACGGGCCGGGAAGCGTGGTGGTCGGGGCACACGTACCGCGATGACCGGCGAAGCGCGGCGGCGTGGCTGGGCTCGAGCTGCATTCACATCGACCTCGACCACCATGACGCGGACGGGAAGCACGTCGAGATGCCGGCCGAGCTCGCCTCCCGGCTCGAGACGGGGGCGAGCGCCGGGGCCATCCCTGGCAACCTCCTCCACCTCACGCCACGCGGCGCCCGTGTCGTGTTCGTCCTCGCTGAGCTCTGTACCGACCGCGACGCCTACAGGGCCGCCGCGCGCGCGGCGGCAGCGGCCGTCCGGCGCGCCGTGGCGCACCTCCCGGCGCTCCTCTTGGACGACGCCGTGCTCCTCGACCTGGCGCGGCTGCTCTATGCGCCCAATGCGACCGTCAGCGGCGTGGAGCGCCACGCGGCCATGGTCGTGATGCGCCCCGAGCCAACGGCGGCGGCCACCCTCCAGCCCCCGCCTACCCCAGAGCCGGCGCGGCCCCCCGCGATCGGCGACCCCTCTATCTCGACCGCGATCGAGCGCTACAACGCCGACCACCTGCGCGACTTCCCGCGGAACGGTGGCGAGTGCCCCGTTTGCGGCCACAAGGGATGCTTCGGCCAGCTCCCCGAGGACCCAGCGAAGTGGACGTGCTTTTCCGTCGGGCACAGCGGCGCCGGACGGCAGGGACAGGGGTGCTGGTACGGCGATGCCCTCGACCTCGACGCACACGCGGCCGGAGTCCAGGCGATCGAACTGCTCCGCCGCGGCGGCTACCTCGCGCGGCGGCCGGAGCCATCGTGCGCGCCCCCCGAGTCCGACGTCGCCTCAGTCACCGAGCCCACGCCGCTCACGAAGAGCTACGCCAGCGCCTGCCGCGTCCTGCGGGATCCGGAGCTCCGGACAGTGGTGCTCGGGACGTCCCACCCGCTCGAGTGGAACGAGATGACCCGGGCGGCAGAGTGGGGCCGCAACGCGCTGGACGATCGGATGCTGGGGATGATCCGCGAGCGGTGCGAGCTATTCCTCCGCGACAAGAAGGGCCGCCGGCTCGAGCTCTCCCGGGAGAACATCGAGTGCGCCGCCCTCCAGGTGGCGCACGAGAACGCCTACCACCCGGTGCGCGACTACCTGCGGCGCCTACGCTGGGATGGCGTGCTGCGCATCGAGAGCCTCGCCGAGGACGTGCTGTCGCTCTCGCCCACCGATCTCCAGCGCTCCATGCTCCGGAAGTGGTTGATCTCAGCGGTGGCGCGCGCGATGCGCCCGGGGTGCAAAGTGGACTCGGTGCTCATCCTGGTCGGCCCCCAGGGCGTGGGGAAGTCGACGTTTTTCTCCGCGCTCGCCGGCCCGTTCTTCCGCGACTCCATGGTCGACCTGGCGAGCAAGGACGCCTACCAGGTGCTGCACGGCTCCTGGATCTTCGAGTGGGCCGAGCTCGAGACGATGGCGCGCAGCAAGCGCGCGGCCACGGTCAAGGCGTTCGTTACCTCGCGCGTCGACTCCTACCGGCCGGCGTACGCGCGCAGCGCCCAAGACTACCCCCGCTCGTGCGTGATCGTCGGCAGCACGAACGATGACGCCTTTCTCGAGGACCCGACCGGCAACCGGCGGTTCTGGATCGTCCCCACAGATCGGCCCGTCGACACGGACAGCCTAAAGGGGATGCGCGACCAGATCTGGGCAGAGGCCGTCGCCGCGTTCGCGGCCGGTGAGCCGTGGTGGCTCACGGAGCAGGAAGAGCGCGACCTCGCGCCCGCGCAGGAGGAGCACGTCGAGTCTGATGCTTGGGAGGATCTCGTTCTCCGGTACGCCGAGGCACAGGCGTACGTGACGATGGGCGGCGTGCTCACCGCCGCCGTCGGCAAGCCGAAGGAGCAATGGGATCGGCGCGACCAAAATCGCGTGGCGGCCATCCTCCGGCGAGCCGGATACCACAGAGAGAAAAGGCGAGATGCAAGCGGCGTGCAATTCAAGGCGTGGCGCCGTCCCGGTACTCTGCTCCCCACCCTAGACCGAGCCGAAAAATGACAATCGCGAGCAATATCAACGAGTTGTCCCCTGGTACCGACGGTACCGCACCGGCGCGATCCCATTATCTACCCCATGCGCTGGTGCTCACTGCTACCCCCTACTCTATAGAGAGTAGAGAGAGAGAGAGAGTACCAGGGTACCAGAGTACCAACGGCGGTGATTGCGCGGGGTTGGGTGCGGGACCCTGTGAAACACCCCCAGGTACCTGGAGTACCATCGGCGCGGCATTGCTCCGCTTGCTCGCCCCCGTCCCTCACGTCGAGCAGCGCCCCTCCCGGCCTCTCCTCTCCGTCCGCCAACGCGACCGGGACGAGGCGCGCCGGCCATCCGTCCGCAATCCCGAGCTCCTCGGCGTGGGGTCGTTCTGGAGGGCGTCGTGAGCCGGCGTCCCCCCGCAGCCCCCCGCCCCCGCACCAAGAGGCCCCCCGGACCGGAGCGTGCGCCTCAGGGCAACGTCGTGCGTCCTGGGGCCGACCGGGACGAGGTGCTCTACCCGCCGCTGCCGACGTCCCCGCCCCTCTCGCCGACCCCCGACCCCTCCTGTGCCGCCTGCTGGCTCGTCGCCCCGCTCGTGGCCCTCGCTGCCCGCTGGCGGGAGGAGGCGGACCGGGCGGACACAGTGGGCGAGGTGGTGGCTTGCGAACGGCATGCGCGGGAGGTGCTGGGGATGTGTGGGAGGGACGGATGAGCACTCCCGCCCTCGATGACTACTTCGCCTGCGACCACCCCTGCGGCCGGGCGCGGATTCGCTACCGCCATTGTCTCGCGCAGCAGGGAGCCGAAATCGTCGTGCGGTACGGCGTCCAGTCCGGGCGCAAGGGCGCGGGCGCGCACCGGGTGTCGGTCCATCTCCAGCCGTACTGCGCGACTGAGTGCGCCCGTGGAAAAGAGATCCGGGCGATGTTCGGGCCGGCGCCGGAACGGGCAGACCCGCGCCGCAAGCCATGGACCGAGGCCGAGTCCGCGAGGGCGGTAGCTACCGATGCGAAGCACCTGTGCGACCTGCGCATGCTCTCGGACGAGGATCTGCGGGCGTGCGCGGTGGAACTGGATCAGCGGCAGAGGGGGGTGGCGTGAACCGGAAAGAGCGGACCGAGCTCGCGACAGCGATTCACGCCGCGACCGGGCTACTCGTCCCGCGCGCTGGCGGCCCGGGGTACACGACGCAGGAGGATGTGCGGCGCGCCGTCGCGATCCTGCGCGCGCTCCGGTTCGAGTCGGCGCGTGCGGTTGCGGACTCACTCGAGAGACAGATCCCTTTCCTCACCCCCCTCGACCCCGGGACGACGGTGGGGGGCTGCCCGCTGCACTGCGGGGTGACGGCGGTCGAGTGCGTGGCGCGGCAGATACACGCGGAAATCGAGACGCGGGGCGCTCCGACGACTCGAGCATGTCGGCGCCGGGCGGACCCCGATCGGCCCAGGGAACTGGCCAGGCACGACGGGAAGCGCGGGACTGCGGCATCCCGGCCCACATGCACCACGGTGCTCTGCTCGGTCGGAGCGTGCGTGCGTGCGGTCCTGGGTGACACCGCGGAGGCTCGAGCCATGGCGGCTCGAGCGCCCCGGGATGCGGAGGAGCCGTCGTGATGCTACCGCGTGAGCGCCTGTCCGCACGGGGAGTCGGCCGGGATCATGTTCGGTGCCTCGCACGCGGGGCAGCCCTGGTATCGGCTGGCGAGTCTCCACACGGAGTACATGAGTCCAGGCAGCAAGAACATGAACCACAGCACCAACTCCCAGAGGATCGAACCCTTCGTGTACGTGACCGGTTCGCCCTGCGTCCCGCACCGCGAGCAGACCATCATGGCGTGAGTGCCCCCTGGGGCGGTAAGGGTACCAGAATGCGGAGCGATAGCGCGAAGATGGCGAAACAACAAGGGAACGGCTGATGCCGCGGGCTGCTCCCCACACGTGCGCTGGCCCCGGGTGCCGCGTCGCCGTCTCACACGGCGAGCGGTGGTGCCCGACCTGCAAAACCGAGCACGGCCGGGCGGACCGGGAGCGGCGCGGCTCGGCACGAGACCGCGGGTACGACGCGCGGTGGGATCGGTACCGGGAAGGCTATCTGGCGACGCACCCGCTCTGCGTCGAGTGCGCTGTAGGCGTGCCGCTACCCGGCGGCGTCGCTCCAGTGGCTGTGACGCCTGCGACCGTGGTGGACCACATCCAGGCACATAAAGGCGATCCGGGTCTGTTCTGGTCCCCGGCCAACCACCGCGCGGTCTGCAAGCCGCACCACGACGCGCGGGTCGATGAGGGGGACTTCGGTCGACCCGCTCCGGGTGGGGGGGGTCGCATCCTGGGCGCACTCGCGGGGCGGACCGGCCTACCCAGGCCTTGCAAAATATGGCGAAAGTACCGAACAGGGGGTAGCCGATGAGGACCGGACGACCACGCAAGCCCGACGCGCTTAAGAAGTTCGAAGGGACGTACCGCAAGGACCGGGCCAACCCGGCGGCGCTTGACTTGCCGCCCGGGGTTCCGGAGCGCCCTGCGGGGCTCGACCGGGACGCGACGGCGATCTGGACGGAGCTCACCACGGACGCAGCGTGGCGGGTCGTGCTCACGCGGGTGGACGCGATCGGGCTCGAGCTCTTGGTGAAGCACATGTCGCTCGAGCGACGTTTCGCGGTCGCGGCGGCGAAGAAACCGATCGTGAAAACGCCGTTCGGGCCGAAAGCGAACCCGGCGGTTTCCGAGTCGCGGAAGGAGGCGGCGGTGGTGAAGCAGCTCCTCTCCGAGTTCGGGCTCACGCCGTCGGCGCGCTCGCGCGTCAGCAAGCCGGGGGCGCCGGCGTCTCCGCTCGTCGGGACCGACGGGACGCCGCTCGTCGGGCCGGGGCTGCGCGCGATCGACGGGGGCAGGGTTGGGTAGCCTCCCGGCGAAGCGGTCGTTGTGCAAGCTCGAGCAGCTCGGCCGCGAGCGGCACGAGAGGGATCTCGCGCTTGCTTACGGCGGCCGAAGGGTCCGTGACCCCAGGGACACGAGCCATCCGCGCGGCCTATGGCTCGACGCCGACGCCGGTGCCTACGCGGTCCGCTGGATCGAGAAGTACGGGCGCCACCACAAGGGCGAGTGGGCGGGCCGCCAGCTCATCCTGGCTGATTGGCAGCGCCAGAACATCACACAGATCTTTGGGTGGAGGCGCCCCGATGGCACGCGCCGGTTCCGCCGCGTGTGGTGGCACTCGGCTCGAAAGAACGGGAAGACCCAAACGGCCGCCGGGGTAGGGCTCTTCCTTCTGGTCGGCGACGCGGAGCCGGGCGCAGAGGTCTACGTTACCGCGACCAAACGTGAACAAGCAGCGATCTGCCATGAGGCGGCGCGACAGATGGTGAAGCGCAGCCCTGGCCTCCGGGACTACGTGAAGGCCCCCAAGAACAAGCTCGCCAACCTCACCGTGGACGACACAGCGTCGTTTATGGGCATCCTCGCGTCGGACCACGGGACCCTCGACGGCCTGAACCCTCACGGGGACATCCGGGACGAGGTGGCCGAGTGGACGGCCCACGAGCTCGCGGAGGTTCTCGACACGGCGACTGGCTCGCGCCGGCAGCCGCTCACGTTCGAGATCACGACGGCAGGCGTCTACGACGAGGAGGGCGTCGGCTGGAAGCATCACGAGTACGCGATGAACGTCCTCAACGGTACGCTCGAGGACGACGCGCTATTCGCGTACATCGCAGCGATCGAAGAAGGAGACGATCCGTACGACCCGGCCGCATGGTGGAAGGCGTCCCCGAACCTCGGCATCAGCCTGAAGTTGTCATACATGGAGGACGAGGCGCGGAAGGCGCGGAATCAGCCGCGTAAGTTGAATGCGTTCCTCCAGAAGCTCTTGAACCAATGGACGCAGCAGGTCACGCGCTGGCTTCACCCGGAGCGCTGGATCGAGTGCCACCGGAAGGACTTCGACGAGACGAAGCTGCGCGGCCGGGAGTGCATCGGCGGCCTCGACCTGTCGTCCGTGTCCGACCTCACAGCGTTCGTGCTCGTGTTCCTGTGCCCGGATGGCTCGCTCGATGTCCTGTGCCGTTTCTGGCTCCCGGAGGACACGATCGCGGAGGCGACACGCCGTGGCGAGGCGTTCTACGCGCAGTGGGAACGTGAGGGACTCCTGACCGCGACGCCCGGGAATGTCGTCGATTACGACTTCATCCGCGCCGAGGTCAACGCACTCGGAGAGCAGTTCAAGATCAAAGAGATCGCCTTCGACCCGTACAACGCGACCCAGATCTCGAACGATCTGCAAGCCGACGGCTTCACCATGCACAAGACGCGGCAGGGGTTCCTGACGCTCTCCGAACCCTCCAAGCTACTCGAGGTGAAGGTGATGCAAGGGAGGCTCCGCCACGGCTCGCCCGTCCTGCGGTGGAACGGGCTCAATGTCGCGGTAGATACCGACGCGACCGGAAACATCAAGCCGAAGAAGGACATCAAGCGCGCGGCGAAGATCGACGGCATCTCAGCGCTCGCCACCGCGCTGTCGCGCATCGTCGGCGCCGACCGGCCGGCGCCCTCGAAGCCCTCCTACCTCGAATCCTCGCCGCTCCTCGTCCTGCCATGACCACCCCCACGAACCCCGCCCGCCTCGTCACCATCCTCGACGCCGCCACCGTCACCGCTGGGATCGTGACCGCCTCGGTCGGGGTCGGGTTCTACGACTGGCGCGCCGGAGTGATGGCGTTCGGGGCGCTCCTGCTCGCGGCCGAGGTCGTCGCCGCGCTGCTCCGGCGGCGCTGATACTGGACACCCCTGCGCTCGGGGCGGTAGGCGCGGAAGGTGGATGAGAGACTGACGACCCGCGCGACGCGGGGGCCCCCGTGAGCCTGTTCGGCGCGCTGCTCGAGCCGTGGGCGCATTCGACGATCAGGACGACGGATGAGCTCGTTCGACACCTTGCGGGCCAGTCGACGTCCGAGGCCGGCGAAAGTGTCAGCATCGACAGCGCCCTTCGGGTGTCAACGGTTCTCGCCTGCCAGCGCGTTCTCGCCGAGGGCGTCGCACAGCTCCCGCTGAAGCTCTACCGAGAGGCGAAGAGCGGCAAGAAGGAGCCGGCCACCGCGCACCCGCTTTACAACGTCCTGTGGCGCCGCCCGAACGAGTGGATGTCCTCGTTCGAGTGGCGCGAGACGTCGATGTACCACGCTGGGCTCGCGCAGGGCGCATTCGCCTACGTGAACAAGATCCGCGGTCAGACGACCGAGGTGCTACCGTTCGTTCCCGGCAACGTCACGGTGAGGCAAGCGGAGGATCACGCCCTCACGTATGAGGTCCGCGGCAGCAAGGGGATCATCGGCGAGTTCCCGCGCGAGCAGGTCTTCCACCTCCGGGGGCCGAGCTGGAACGGCTACCAGGGGCTGCAGATGGTCCGCCAGGCGCGCGAGGCGATTGGTCTAGCGATGGCGACCGAGAAGAGCCAGGCGCTGCTACACAAGAACGGGGCCCGCCCCAGCGGCGTGCTGATGTTCCCGACGAGCCTCGAGGAGGAGCAGAAGGAGGCAATCGCCGCCGCGTGGCTCGCGGCTTTTGGTGGAGGCAATCAGTTCGGCACTGCGGTCATGGACCTAGGCGCGAAGTACGAGCGCATGGCCATGACGGGCGTGGATGCTCAACACCTGGAGTGCGTCGTCCCCGGGACGCTCGTCACCATGGCTGACGGCACGAGGCGCCTGGTAGAGGATCTCAGAATCGGTGACGTGGTCGTTGGATGGCTGGACGGACCGGTCGCCGCCCGCGTCTCGGCCGTGGGCCGTCCACCCGCGAAGGAACTCGTCCGCATTACCACAAGCCGTGGTCGCGTCCTCGCCTGCTCCACGGACCACCCCGTTCTCGCTCTCGCGTCGCTACGAACGGCGGGGAGTCGGCCCACGAAAGAGCCACCGGGCTGGATCTCGGCTGGCGCTCTGCGCCCCGGGAACTACATGCGGGTCGGGCTGGGGCACGCGGCCCGAAGCAACGGGCTGATGACCTCGGACATCGCGTGGTTCCTGGGCGCGATGGTGGGCGACGGCTACATCCGGACCGGCGGGTGCGCGTTGAGCGCAACCGACCCGGGCGTCATCGCCAAGACCAGGCGCGTCGTGGAGGACCAGGGCGGTTCGCTCTCGCGGTGCACGTCCAACCCTAATGACTTCGCGATCAACACGGGAGGCTCTGCGAACGGCCAGCGGGGCAACCCGCTGCGCCACCTCTTCAACGCATCGGCTCTCGTCGGATCGCATTCCCATACGAAGCGGGTACCCGACATCGTGATGTCCGCCGGGCCTGACGCGTGGCGGGCGTTCCTGTCCGGCTATCTCGACACCGACGGCACGATCGGGAAGGGAAACAGGAGGTCGCCTCTAGTCTCATGGAGTAGCACGAGCCGGGCGCTGCTGGAGGACTGCCAGCACCTGCTCGCGATGCTCGGCGTCCAGTCGGGCATCTACGCTGTCGGCCACGGAGGCCGTCGCATCGTGTGCGGGCAGGAGTGCAACACGCGCCCGTCGTGGCAGATGGTCGTGTACGGGGGCTCGCAGCTCTCCCGCCTAGCAACCCTCCTATCGCCTGCGCACTCGGTGAAGGCCGGCCGTCTCGCGATGCTCGCCGGTAGCCCTCCGTCCAAGTACCGGCCGGTGAATTTCGAGTTCGACCGCGTCGTCTCGGTCGAGGCGCTCGGGCCGGGTGAAACGGTTGGCGTGGAGATCGAGGGCGTTCACACGCACATCACCAACGGCCTCGTCACCCACAACACCCGCAAGCACCAGGTCGAGGAGATCTGTCGCATCTTCCGCGTCTTTCCGCTCCTCGTTGGGTACTCGGACAAAACCGCAACGTTCGCCAGCGCCGAACAGTTCTTCGGCGCGCACGTGATCCACAGCCTCGGGCCGTGGATCGAGCGGTTCGAGCAGGCGATTGACAGGGATCTTCTCTCAGAGAAGGACCGGCGGGAAGGCTACTTCGCGAAGTTCAACGTGAATGGGCTCCTCCGTGGCGACGCCGCCGCCAGGGCCGCGTACTTCAAGGCGATGCTCGGTACGGCTAGCTCGCCGGGTTGGGGCACGCCTAACGACGTGCGCCGGCTCGAGGACATGGACCCTAGCGACGACCCCGCTGCCGACGAGCTCCTCACGGTGGATAGACTCACAGGGAAGGCGGCGCCGGAGAGCGAGGAGAAGCTTCCTGCGGGAGCGGCGGGGCGGTAGCGGTGAATCGAAGGGAGACGACGCCGTGAGAACGAACATCCTGAGACGCGCCAAGGCGCTCGCCGACAAGTTCGCGGCCCCGCGCTTCGCCGTGCGTGCGGCGGCCGACGACGAGAGCGCCGACCTCTACATCTACGACCAGATCGGCGGTGACTGGTTCTCCGAGGGGATCACGCCGAAGATGGTGGCGGATGCGCTCGCGGAGGCGAAGGGCGCGAAGACGCTCAACGTCTACATCAACTCGCCGGGCGGGAACGTGTTCGATGGCGTCGCCATCTACAACGAGATCCGCCGGTTCGATGCGCGGAAGGTCGTCCACGTGGACGGCGTCGCGGCGTCCGCGGCGTCGATGATCGCGATGGCGGGCGACGAGATCGTCATGGCGCACAACGCTACCATGATGATTCACGAGCCGTGGGGCCTCGCGATCGGTAACGCCGACGAGATGCGCGCCACCGCGGACCTCCTCGACAAGATCAGCGATGACGCGGTGCTTGAGTCCTATTCCCGGACCGAGCAACCGAAGGAGCAACTCAAGGAGTGGATGAAGGCCGAGACGTGGATGAACGCGAGCGAGGCGGTGGAGCGCAAGTTCGCGGATCGCGTCACGGGCCCGAAAAAGAAGGAAGAGAAGAAGGAGGAGGGCGCCGCGGCCCACGCAGCGCTGGGCCTGAAAGCTGCCCTCGAGAACCCCCGAGACTTCGAGCGCCAGCTCCGTGACGGAGCCGGTCTCTCGCAGGCTGCGGCCAAGATCCTGACGGCCGAAGCCAAAGCGCACGCGACACGTGAGGTGGACGACGAGGCGCTGATCGCAGCGATGGAGCGTTTCCAGCACACCCTCACGGCCGCCTGAGCGGCCAGGAGTAGCACTATGAGCGCCGAGCTCATCAAGAAGTTCGAGGATCTTCAGAAGGCCGTCGCCGACATGCGCGCGGCGAACGACAAGCGCCTCGAGGAGATCGAGGCGAAGGGCCGGGCGGACCCGCTGCTCGAGGAGAAGGTCAACAAGGCGAACACTGCGGTCGACCAACTCCAGGCCCAGATCGACGAGATCGCGAAGAAGGCGCAGCGCCCGCGCGCGGGCGGCGATGGCAAGGAGGGCAAGGACGGCGAGTACGCCAAGGCGTTCGACCGCTACCTACGCAAGAACGACGTCGGCCCGATGCGCGACGTCCGCGCGTCCGTGAGCGTCGGGGACGACGCCGCGGGCGGCTATCTCGTGCCGGACACGCTCGACACCGAGATCGAGAAGTACGAGATGGACAACACGCCGATGCGGGCTCTGTGCCGCGTCATCCCCGTGTCGAACGAGCACTTCGAGAAGCTCGTCAACCAGGGCGGGGTCGCTTCGGGCTGGGTCGACGAGACCGAGACCCGCACCGAGACCGCCACACCGAACTGGGCCTCGCTCAAGCCGTACTTCGGCGAGGTGTACGCGATGCCGGGCTTCACGCAGCGCGCACTCGACGACACGTTCCTCGACCTCCAGGCCGAGATCGCCCAGGACGTGGGCACCGAGTTCGCGATGCAGGAGAACGACTCGTTCACGAAGGGTACTGGCGTGAAGAAGCCGCGCGGCCTGCTCGGCTACTCGCTCTCGGCCGCCGCAGACGGGACGCGCGCGTTCAACTCGATCGAGTACATCGCCTCCGGTTCGAGTGGTACGTTCGACGGCGACGACCTGATCGACCTCATCCACAAGCTGAAGCGCGGCTACCGCACGGGCGCGTCGTGGATGATCTCGAACCTCGGGATCGCCGCCGTGCGCAAGCTGAAGGACACGACCACGGGCCAGTACCTCTGGCAGCCCGGCCTGTTGGCTGGTCAGCCCGACGTGCTGCTCGGCTACCCGGTGAACGAGAACGACGATTGGCCGGATCCGGCGGCTGACGCCTACGCTGTCGGGTTCGGGAACTGGCGCCGCGCGTACTACATCGTGGACGTGCGCGGCACGCGCGTCATCCGGGATGAGTTGACCGTGAAGGGAAAGGTTCTCTTCTACAGCTGGAAGCGCGTGGGCGGATTCCTCGTCAATGACCGCGCCGTCAAGGTGCTCAAGCTCGGGACCTCGTAGGCCCCAGGAGATAGCCAATGTTCGAGAATCTCGTCAAGAGCCTGAAGGCCCTCGCCGCCTGGGTCGGCGCGACGATCGCGACCAACACCGACACGACCTCGACGGTCGTCATCGACACCCAGGGTTACGAGCCGGAAGTGATGTTCGCGGTCTACTCCGGCACCATCACCGACGGATCGTACGTCCTGGAGATCAGGGAGACCGACAACTCCGACGGCACGACCGGCGCCGCCGAGGTCGGGAGCTACCTGCATCAGGACACGTTCGCCGCGACGGAGGACAACGCCGTCCAGAAGGTCGGGGCCCGGCTGTCCAAGCGGTACTGCACGCTCAACATCGCGAGCACCGGGACGACCACGGGCGGCGTCTTCAAGGGCGCAATCGCGGTCCTCAGTCCGAAGGCGCGGCCGGTCACGTAGCCAAGCGGTGAACCCGGGGCGGCGCTAGCGCGGGGCCGCCCCCATCTCACAAGGGACCCGCGATGAAGGTCACGATCACCAAGGCGTTCCGCTGGGCCCGCGAGGGGATCTACGTGGTGGACCTGCGCGTCGGCGACGTGGTGGAGGGGCGCCCGGCTGACATCGCGCTCGCCGAGGGGTGGGGTCGTGAGGTTCGAGGGCCCGCTCCCGCGTCCATCGAGGACGCGCCCCCTCCCGCCGCCCCACCGGAGCAGCCCCCCGCCCAGCCCGAGCCGCGTGGGGAGCCCCAGCGCGCGGCCATGCCGCCGCCGCCACCCCCCAAGCCCTGGAAGCGCCGCCGGTGAACCTCGTCCTCATCACCCCTCCGGCGACCGAGCCGCTCACCACGCTCGAGGCCGGGCTACACCTCCGCGTCGAGCCGCTGAGCGAGGACGATCCGTACATCGACGCCCTCATTACGGCGGCGCGGCAGCACGTCGAGCAGCACCTCGGCCGGGCGCTCGTGACCCAGACATGGGAGGCCGTCCTCGACGAGTTCCCGGAGGGCGACGAGATCCGGCTCAGCAAGGGCGCGCTTCAGTCGGTGACGTCGGTGACCTACCTCGACAGCGCTGGCGCTCAGCAGACGCTCGCGACCTCGGAGTACCAGGTCGACACGGCGAGCGTCCCGGGGCGCATCGTGCTCGCGCCCAGTGAGAGCTGGCCGGACACGGATAGCGACCGGGTGAACGCGGTCCGCGTGCGGTTTGTGGCCGGGTACGGGGCCGCGAGCGCCGTGCCGCAGCCCATCAAGGCGGCGATGCTGCTGCTCATCGGCCACCTGTACGAGCACCGCGAGGAGGAGGTCGTCGGGACGATCACCTCCCGGTTCTCCTTCGCGACGGACGCGCTCCTGTCGCCCTACCGGATCCTGAGCTTCGGGTAGCGGCTGGACGCCCTCGGCTCGGGGCGGTAGCGCGGATCATGAGCATCCGCGCCGGCGATCTCCGCCACCGCATACGGATCGACCAGCGGTCGACCGCGCGGGACGAGGCCGGCGGGCAATCCCTGGTGTGGACCGAGGTAGCCACGATCTGGGCCGCGCTCGAGCGGACGCCGGGGTCGGAGGTCTGGGCGAGCGCGCAACGACAGGGGCGCGTGCCGGTGGTGTTCCGCTGCCGGTACCGGGCCGGCGTCACGTCCTCCATGCGCGTCGTGTTCGACGACCTGGCGCACGACATCCGGTCGGTGGTCGACCCCAGCGGCAAGCGCGCCGAGATGCTGCTCGTGACGGACGAACACGTCGAGGAAGTGGTCGAGGACGCATGAGCGCGACGATCGAGGTCAAAGGGTTGAAGGAGCTCGAGGACCAACTCGTCAAGTTGGCCGGTGCCGTCAGTCCAGGGCAGTTGCTTGGCGTTACCCGTGAGTCAATGAAGGGTGTCCTCGACACCGCCCGAAGCCTCGTGCCGAAGCGCACGGGCTCGCTCTACGATGCGATCACCATCACGACGAAGAGGCAGGGCAAGGGCCTGGCCGGCGCGGTCGCCACTGGCGGTATTGCGATCCGGAAGGTCCGCAAGGGGCACGTCGGAACGCGCGGCGCCAAAGGGGCCGGGGAGAAGGCCGACCCGCGGCGCTACTGGCACCTCGTCGAGTTTGGGACCTCGAAGACCGCCGCGCATCCGTTCCTCCGCCCCGCGTTCGATCAGAACGTGAACGCCATGATCGAGGCGGTGCACAGAGGTTTGGTCAAGCGCATCGATCGGGCCGCCAAACGGATGCGGAGGCAGCTCGCATGATCGGCGTCCAGCTCTACGCTCTGCTTTCGGCCAACGCGGGCGTCGCGGCGCTCGTCGGGGATCGCATCTTCCCACAGGTGATGCCCCAGGGTGGGCAGTTACCAGCGCTCGTCTACGCGGTCGTCGATGACGTACCGGAGAACACGCTGACCGGGTACACGCTGCGTGGCGCTCGCGTGCAAATCGACTGCTACGGCAAGGCGTACATCGCTGCGCAGGGAACGGCCGACGCGGTGGTGTCGGCGCTGGCCGAGATTGTGACGGAAGGTCTCGCAGCGGTTCTGCTGTCGCGGCGGGATGGCTACGAGGATGAGACGACGTTGCACAAAGTGATGTTGGATTTCTCGCTGTGGATAGGAGCTTGACATGAGCGATGCAAGTTCGGCGCAGGGTGTGACCATCACGCGCAACTCGGTGGCGATCGGCGAGGTGAAGGACATCGGCGGCCCGGACGAAAGTGTGGATCGGATCGAGTGCACGCACCTCGGGTCGACCTCGAAGGAGTTCATCGCCGGCTTGCGCGATGGCGGCGAAGTGAAGTGCGAGGCCAACGACATCATGGCGGGCAACGCTTCACAGCAAGGCCTATACGCCGACTTCCGGGCCGGGACCGCAGCGGCATACTCGATCGTCTGCGGCGCTGGCGAGCACTACGACTTCAACGCGATCGTGACCGCCATCGGACGGAAGTTCCCGACGAACAGCGTCCGCACCCTGTCTTTCACCCTCAAGATCTCCGGCGACGTCACGCCGACCTACGCCTGACCCAGAGGGACGACCATGGCTCTTCTCACGGTGACAACCGTCTCTCGCGCTGGCGCTGTTCTCTCCGGCGTGGCCGCAACCGCCACGACCGGCGACGCCTTCCCGAACACGGGCAAGGAGTTCCTCGTCGTGAACAACGGGAGCGGTGCGTCGATCGATGTGGCGCTCAAGGTCCGCAAGACCGTGGACGGGCAGGCGGTTGCGGATCGCACGGTAGCGGTTGCGGCCGGCGCCGTCCGGATCATCGGTCCCTTTCCGCTCGACCAGTACAACGACGCCAACGCGCGCGTGACCGCGATCTGTAGCGCGGTGACCTCGGTGACGGTCCAGGCCATCGCCTGCCCGGGGGCCTGACCATGGCCCTGCTCACGAAGGAGCAGATTCTCGGGGCCGATGACCGGACCTTTGAGGTGGTTGATGTGCCGGAGTGGGGCGGTCAGGTCCGCGTAGCGGTCTGGTCCGGCCTCCAGCGTGACCGGTTCGATCTCGAGATCGTGCGCCGGCGGAAGGAGGCGCAGAGTGATGAGTCAGCCGGGCACTTCCGCGCGCTCGTCGTCGCGTGTTCGCTCGTGGACGAGGCGGGCCACCCGCTCGGCTGGACACCCGAGGACATCGAGCGACTGAGCGTCGAACGCTCGGCCAAGCCGCTCACCCGCATCTTCCGCGTGGCGGACAAGCTCAACGCGATCACGTCCGCCGAGAAGGAGAAGATCTCGGGGGAATGATAGGGCGCCCGCTCCGGCAATTCGCGTTCGCGCTCGCGCTCGCCCTGGGGTATCGCCACCCCGACGCGCTCCTGAGCGAGATCACGAGCCGGCAGCTCGCGGAGTGGGGCGCCTACTTCGATCTCCACCCCTGGGGCGGCGAGGCGGACGACCTCCGCGCGGGTGTCGTGGCTGCGACGGTTGCCAACTTCGCGGGGCGTGAAATGAAGAAGGGGCAGCACCTCTCGCCGCGCGACTTCTTTCCGGAGCGAGGAGCAAAGCCGCAAGAGGCGCCATCCGTTGCCGAGAAGGTCCGGGCATTCTTTCGCAAGCGGAAGGGTAGCTGATGGGCAACCGACTCGCTGACCTCCTGGTCGCCCTTGGACTGGACTCGGCCCGATACACCGATGGGCTCAAGAAGGCCCAAGGCGACCTGCTCGGCTTCGCGGGCGTCGCGGCCCAGGCGTCGAAGCGCATTGCGCACCTACTCGAGTTCGATCTGGTGCTCCGGGGCGCCGAGCGGTTCGCCTCGTTCGTGAAGTCGTCGGCCGAGGCTGCCGATCACATGGGCAAGATGGCCCAGACGTTCGGCGTGCCCGTCGCGGAGCTCTCAAGGCTCGCCTACGCCGCGAATCTGGCCGAGGTCTCGACCGAGGAGCTCGGGGCCAACCTCAAGCTGCTGGCGAAGCACATGGCGGAAACGGCCGCCGGTTCGGGCGAGTCCGCGGCGGCGTTCCGCGCGATCGGCGTCTCGGTCACGGATACCCAAGGTCACCTCCGGCCGATGCAGGATGTGCTCCTCGACATCGCGGAGCGCTTCGCCGGCTACAAGGACGGGGCCGGCAAGGCGGCGCTCGCGCAAGAGTTGTTCGGAAAGTCGGGGGCGGTGCTCATCCCGTTCCTGAACGAGGGCCGGGCCGGCATCGAGAGGCTGTCGGCGGAGGCTGACCGCTTCGGCCTCACCATCACCGACGGTGCCGCGAAGAGCGCGGACGAGTTCGGCGACGCGATCGACCGACTAGGCGGGCTCGCCAGGGGGCTGGGGAATAGCATCGCAGCCCAGCTCACGCCGATGCTCGCGAACCTCGGCGAGCAGCTCGCGACGTCGACCACCAATACCGGCGCGATGAACGAGGCCGCGAGCGCGCTGGCGTACACGGTGAAGTCGCTCGTTTCTGGCGTCGTGGTGCTGGGCGCTGGGCTTGAGACGGTCGGCAAGAGCGCGGCCTTCGGCGCGTCCAGCCTCGTTAGCCTGGTGAGGGGCGATTTCAGCGGTGCCGCGGATGTCGCCGACGCCTACATGCGCGACATGGCGAATGCCGGCCGCGCCGGTGCCGAGCGCCTCCAGGCAATCTGGAGTGACGCGGCGGCGAAGGTGGAGGGCGGGGCGGAGGCGACCAGCGCAAAGCTGGCGGCCCCCGTGGTCAGGGCAGCAGAGAAGATGTCCGCGGCCGCGAAGGAGGCCGCGAGGGAGGCTAAGCGCTTCGTTGACGAGTCGCTCTCTGAGTGGAACGCTCGGATGAAGGAAGGCGAGCAGGTCGCGAAGAGCGCCATGACCCCGCTCGAGAGCCATGACGCTGAGCTCATCCAATTGAGGGGCCTGCTCGATGACGCCGCGATCGGTTGGGACACGTTTGCGCGGGCGGTCGAGAAGGCGGGGGAGGAACTCTCAAAGTCGACGATCGATGAGTCGATTGCTGCATTCACGGCACGAATGGAGGAGGGCGCGCGCACGGCCGAGGCCCTCCGGACGCCGTTGGAGAACTACGGCGCCGAGGTGGCCCGGCTAAAGGGCCTGCTCAATGATGCTGCGATCGGCCCGGAGATGTACAGCCGTGGCGCGTTCGACGCCCAAGCGAAGTTCCAGGGCGCCCATGGGGATCTCTTCGCGGGGACGAACGAGGGAGCCGACCTCCAAGCCGAGCGTACGCGCCAGATCTACGCCGAGATCGAGTCCTGGCGCCAGGCGGATCTCGTCAGCGAGGAAACGGCGCAGCGGATGAAGGCCAGGGTCGCCCTGGAACAGCAGGCGCTGCAGCTCGAGGGCACGCGCCAGTTCTGGGGCACGCTCGCCACCATGCAGAACTCGAGCATCCACGAGCTCGCGGTGATCGGGAAGGCTGCGGCCATCGCGCAGGCCACGATCGACGGGATCCTGGCCGTGCAGAAGGCACTTGCCTCCGCGCCACCGCCGTTCAGCTTTGCCATGGCCGCAGCCGTGGGTGCGGTGACCGCGGCGAACGTCGCGCAGATCGCGGGGGTCGGCTTCGAGGCTGGAGGGTTCACGGGCTGGGGTGGGCGCGACGACGTGGCGGGGGTCGTTCACGGCCAGGAGTTCGTCGCGAACGCTGCGGCGACGAGCAGGTATCGCCCCCTGCTCGAGGCGATGAACTCGGGCAAGAGCGTCTCCAGCGGTGCCGGCGCCGTCGCGCTGGGCGGCGTGCAGATCACGATCGAGAACCACGGCACCTTGAAGACCTACGAGTCGCATCAGCTCTCCCCCAGCGAGATCCGCCTCATCGCTCGCGACGAGGTGCAGCGCCAAGGGCCACGGATGGTGGAGGGCGAGATCTCCGACCCGAACAGCCGCACCTCCAGGGCTCTCTCGTCCAGGACCACGGCGACGAGGAGGCGCACCTAGATGGCCAAACTCATGCTCGCGCCGGATCAGGCGGGGTATTCGGCGACCGACGGCGAGGAGGTGCTCTCGGTCAAGCTCGACGGCGGGGCGAGCCGGCGCCGGCATGATGTGCTGGGCGCGACCGCCACCATCAAGGCCGGCTGGACGCTGACCGCAGCCGAGTACGACTACATGAAGGCGTTCTACCGGGTTTACAGGACCGCGGCCTTCACGATCGATCTGATATTGGATGACTCAGAGTTGAGCGAGTACGAGGCTCACTTCGCGGGTCCGCCGTCGCTCCGGGAGATCAGGGGCCTCGCTATTGGGGTCGAGGCGGAGCTCGAGGTCACGCCGCACGTGCGGGACGTGGCGCTTGATGACATGCTGCTTTCAGTGGCGGACGGATCGATCGAATACGACGTGTTCGCGGCGCTGGCGCGTCTCGTAAATGAGTGGCCCGTCGGCGTCGGGTCGACGTCGAGCGTGCAGTCCGTGAGCGGGGACCTCGTGCTGGATTTCTTGCTGGCCTAGGGAGAGCGACATGGCCGTCGTGACGAGACAGGAACTCGAGGACGCAGCGGTCGACGCCCAATCCCTGGAGGACATCGTGAACGGCCCGGACACGGCGACCGTTACGACGCGACTGGGCCGGGTCCTGAGCACAGTGGCCCGCTCGATCAGGACGATCCCCGCGTATGCCGGAGAGTGGAACGGCGGAACGGTCTATGTGTTTGGCAAAATCGTCTCGTACGGTGGCCGAGGGTACATTGCGCTTGCGGACAATGTGGGTAACGTGCCGCCGTCCGCATACTGGGCCCTGATCGCCGAAGCTGGCGCCCCGGGAGCCACAGGTCCCGTTGGAGCCACAGGGTCGACCGGGCCTGTCGGGCCGACCGGTGACTACGCCAACGCGATCGAGATCGCGCTGTCTAACTGGACCGCGCGCACCATTCCGACGGGGAACTACCTCGGCATCGCGTGGAACGGCACGGTGTTCGCGGCGGTCGGGTATAGCGTCGCCGCGACGTCGCCCGACGGGATCACCTGGACCCCGCGTACCATTCCGAGTGCAGAGTGGCACGCCGTCGCGTGGAACGGCACGGTGTTCTGCGCGGTCGCCTACGGCGGGAGCGTCGCCGCGACGTCGCCCGACGGGATCACCTGGACCCCGCGCACCATTCCGACGGGGAACTACCTCGGCATCGCGTGGAACGGCACAGTGTTCGCGGCGGTCGGGGCCAATTCAGCCGCGACGTCGCCCGACGGGATCACCTGGACCGCGCGTAC